TCAAGCCTTAGGGATCGTCTCCCAATGCGCCCTAGCCCACCTCAGGGCATGCCGCTCCGCTCTCTCCCTGGTCCCGTAGTAGTGATACGTCTCGGGCTTGTAGATGCTGATGCCTTGCGGGCAAAAGTGGAGCACCCATCCATGGTCGATACGCTTGCTGATCTTGAGAAAAGGGACCGTACGCACAGGGCTGACCAGCCTGCCCGTCCATAGGTCGAGAAGATCAAGTCCGCAGCTGACGCGCTCCCATTCGATGAGGATGTCGGGCATCCGGGCAGGATAGGCTTAGGCTGTCTCATGGCCTTAGATGCGATTATCGGTGACTGTGATGTCTTTGAACGCCGTGGCCGAAGTGGCATCGGTGACTGTGCAGCGATAAGTGCCGGAGTACAGGCCTGCCGGCGGCCTGCCAGGCCTAGTGAAGCTAGTACCCTGGGTGCTCGGTGAGCTGATGCCGAACGAATCGCCGCTGATGTAGGTCCATGCATAAGTGAACGGGGCCAACCCGCCCGTTACGGTGGCCGAGGACGATCCGATAGTGTCGTTGGAAACAGCCGAGTTCGTGCTGCCTGAGACGTTGCCGGCAGAGACCGACATGGGGGTGTATTTCACGGCCCCGGCGAGCTAGGAAAGACTGATGGGTAAGGCTGTTGGAACGCCAGCGTTAGCGGCCGTGTTTGGCACCCACGATCCACCGCGGAGGAATGCAGATAGGGACGTTCCTGTGGGCGCCCCGAACTCGGTATAAACGTCAGATAGCTTCGGATTGGACGGAACGGCCATGGTTATGCCTCAAGTGCCGAAACACGCCCAGCAAGCTCCTGCAGTGCGTTGGTAATGAGGGCCGTCAGCTGACCATGGGAAAGGGTCATGAGGCCGTCAGAGCGGCGTGCCACAGCCTCCGGGACCACTTCCGCCACATCCTGAGCGATGAAGCCGATTTCACTCCTACCGTCCTTCTCGTAAGAGCACGGGGTCAGCTTAAGGAGCGCCTAGAGACCACGATCAAGCGGCTTGATATTGGACTTCAAGCTGACATCCGATAGCGACTGGAAGTCCGGTGCCGTACATACGCCCGTCGTGTTCACGATGCTAAGCGTCTTGCGCGGCGTCGAGCCTGCCGAATCGTAGGAGTAAAACGAGAAGTCGGCGTTGGTTTCCAGCCACTGCTTCCAACGCGGCACACCGTTTCCCCAGCCGAAGTTGGATAGATTGGTTTGCGTACCAACGGTACCGATGCTCTGGTTGAACAGACTGTTAATGGCCTACACCGCCCTCAGATAGTCGTCCAGGCTGTTGCCGATGGGATCGGAGCCAGCCGGGCTATTGGATGCGGCGATGGTGAACAAATCCGCCATTTTTACAGGTACGGGCATGTCTGATCCTCAGATGACCTTTTTCAGGATTGCGGCTGGGTTCGTAGTGGGGCCGGTGATAGCCATTGTGCTGTTCGGTACCGCTCGGCTTGGTGCTATGGCCTTAGTCAAATGGATGCCGGATTCATGGCTGAAGCGCCGGCTTCTGACTGATACCGAGACCGGCAGATTGGCCTATAAGCCCACCAGCACTAGCGGCGTACTGCGCAAACGCTGATCGCTGTGCCGGAGTCATGCGGCGAATGATCGCTTGAGATTCGGCCGACTGTGGGTTGAGCATGACTTGAGCAAGCTTTTCCTTGACCTAATCAGGAATGCCGAATAGGCCATAGACCTTGCTAACGGGCGTCGTGAGGCGCCCGAGCAGCCCACTATCGGCAATGGCCGGCAAGCCAATTCCGTGCCCTATTTCGCTAAGTAGGTTTTGAGTAGCCAAGTTCTGTACGGTATCTGGCACAGTCAGGTCTTGGATAACCTGCGTACCCTTCATACGGACAATGCCGCCCGGGCGAGGATTGAGCAGGTCGTCCAGCGTAACCATGCCCTCAACCACGCCACGCATGGGCGTGTTGGCGAGGTACAAGTTGTCCAGATACTGGCGATTAATTGCCGTCTGGATGCGCTGCAAATCCTCGACAAGATCGTAAAGGCTGATGCCAGTCAGCTTGTATGGCATCAGGAACGGGGTAAAGAAGGCGAACGGGTGGTCGTCTACCACCTCGTTCTCGAAGACAATAGGACCAGACTTCACTACGCGGCGATACTCGGCCACGCCGTCGCCGTCATAGTCGACCCGGAGATAAGCCTCCTATAGAACAACCATGCGCTGGCTTGCGTCCTGCGTCTCGTAGTTGTTCGTGGTCCACGAGTTGTCGTACTTCTCGCGCTCGTAGCGCTCGCCGTAGGTGTCGTTTTCCGTACCCGTGGGAATCTGATCCACGAGTTCCGGGTCATAGCCCAGGCTCTTCAGCTCGGAGACTGTGCGCGGCGTGTCCTGACCGATACAGCGCAGCTCATCGAGATTGCGGCTGTCCTTGCTGGCCCACATCTGCTCTGGCGGCACGCCAACCACGCGGAAGTTGGTCTTCTTGTTGCGGATGGAGCAGCGGACGTTGAAAGTGGTCGGCTGCTGCTAAGCACCCATCGGCTGACCGTCGACTACGGGTACTTGAACCTCCTGTACCTGCTCAACCTCATCGATCGTCAGGTTTTCATTAGCCTCAAGCGACTGCATCTCGACATCTGTCAGTCCTTTATAATGGCTCTGGCGCACATCCCATGTATGCTCACAGTAGACTTTCACCCAGCCACAGCGAGTAATCAGGGCCGACTTGATGGCGTCGTGTAGTACTGTGAACCCGTCATTCTTGCGATGCAGTATGTAGGCGCAATAGTCAGTGGCCTGCTTACATACCTACTCATCTCCCTGACAGGATGGCTCGAATCTGATAACGTCGTCATCGGCGCAGAACATGCGCATCAGCGATGGCATAGCCCATTCGACCACCTCCATCAGCTGTTTACTGACGACCTTGGATCGCCCATCCACATCAGGCGGCGCGAGTACGCCAGTGGCGTATCCAATGTAGAAGGCGTCCGCCTTGGCTCGATCGGACGACAGCTCATCATCGATACCTATGCCCTAGGAGCGCTCATAATCGATCACAGCGCACAGCTGCGAGTCGGTCATGGGTGACTGTTTCATGCGGTTGCCAGGCTCTTGTAGGTGAGTTTGGCAGCCGGTGATCCGGTGCCTACTTGTGCTTTATGTACAGCCATCAGGCCAAAGGCATCAGCCGCATGAGAAGACCAGTCATGTGCTGGCCCTAAGCCAATCTGCCTTAGCTCATCGCGCTTCTCGTGATACCAGCCAAGCGCATCCCTGCCTGGCTCCGTTGTCGATTCGTTGAACCATATCTGGGGGAATAGCCTGCGTAGGGCCTCAATGCGCATATACGCTGCTCCAGCCCCCATGTTTGTAATAACCTCGACCGAAAACCCCGCCTCACGCAGCGAGCTTTCGTAGGTAACCTGATATACCTTGTCGTGCATTGCGCCATCATGAGGCAATACACAGAGCGCCTTGGAGTAGCCGTTGTCTCGTAGCCATGTTGCATGCGCAGCTAGCGGTTGACCAACCGCCTCATAGTAGTTGAGCACGCGAACCTCCTGCCCCACAAACTAGACGACCGGGGCTTTTTTGCACTTTGCTGCATCGGCGCAGGTTTGCTGCCACCAGGCTTTAATGCTGGCCTTGGCGGCGTGTTTGCACTGGACGGCGAACGGCCCTAGAAGGATGTCTGCCCCACCGTCACGGGCCTGACCCAGGGTGCGCTTGATCGTCAGGCCAAGGTCGCCGGAAAGCATGGAGGCGAGCTGGTTCTCGGCCCTAGCCCCTTTATCGCGCTGCATCCTTCCCATCACGCCACCATCCGCTCTTTGCCCATTACGGCCTCCAGATCCTCCACCAGCCAATCGCGATTCACCTTGCGCTTGTAGTGACCGATGATCTTCAGGCGATGCAGGGAAACCGCACTGTCTGATTCCGTTTCGATGTGAAACACACTGCCACGGCGGTCATACCCAACCGCCCAGGTATGCGCACCACCACGATTCATCATGCGGCGGTCAATCTTCCGGGCGATCTGGTCGGCCGTGTCGTCATGGATGTTGCCAACTGGGATGGGTTTGATCTGAAACATGGCGTTACCTCTGACGGAGATATCTTCATGGCTTTGCCAGAAGACTCAATGCGTTGTAGTTGGATTGGCGGATGCGAGTTATGTGGCGCCCGAAATATTCAGTAACGGTTACTTCTTAAGTACGAGCAGCCCATTGCGGATAAGCCAGTCATGGGCGCGCAGAACGGCCTTGTCGATAAGTGCACGGCGTTCGTCGCGCGATAGATGGCGTCCTGAATCGATGGATTGGTGGCACTCTGGACACAGTGGGGCTGTCATCCACGGCTCGGTCTTCTTGCCCATGCCCTTGCCTTCGTTGCGATGGGCGACTTGCACGCCATAAGAGCCACACAGGGCGCATGTCTCCATCATGGCGACAGCGGCAAACCAGCGGCGTTCTTCGGCGGTGCTCACTGGTGCAACTCCACGTCATGATCAGTGCAGTACGCCTGAGCGAATTCGATAAGTTCCGACATCTCGCCAACTGGCAAACGCCGGGTCTGGATTCCAAGATTCACCACGCTATAGCCATCTAGGCTGGGAACAACTTTCCCTTGGCCGCGATCAGTGGCTCGCGCCCAGCAATCCACGAGCAACCTTTTCCATCCTTCGGTGTCGATGGTTTGACCAGCCCACTGGCGTTGCTGAGATAGTTCGTGGCAAATGGCATGGAACCGGTCGTTCTGTTCCGTGCTGCGACTGCTCGCCATCTCGCCCACCGTCACCCTCACCCGCTTCCCCGCCGCAACCATCTTGGTCACAAGCTCCCATGCGCCGACCATGTTCTGGCGCGCGTCTGACTTGGTGAGGGTGAATGACTTTGAGTTCATGGCTTACTTGCTGACCTCGACAAAAATGAACTTGGGGCCACGCTTGATGATCTTGGCAATTCGGGCCATGTAGCCATTACGTGCCAGGATTGATGCATCCTTGCGCGCCTGTTCTCGGGTGATGAATCCGAACATATTGTTTGATGCCTGCTCACACAGCGTTACCCATCGGTGCTTGTCCACAACCAGCACCTTATTGCCGTAGTTCGGATAGCGCTTTACGTCACCGGTCTTGAGTGTCTTAGCCATGTTTGCGTTTCCTCTGTTTGGTTAGTTGGTCGTGTAGGAGAATCTTTTCTACATCGGTTCCTTCAAACGGCACGGGCCTGCCAACCTCCCTATCTCCCTCTTTCGCGTACTTCACTTTTGTTCCTGGGAATGCTCGCCTCACTTCGTCCACTAGCTGCGCAACTCCAGGCATCCATTCCCGCATCTTCTGAGCGCGTTGTTCTGCCGCAACCTGGTCTGCCCTGACAAGCGACAGGGCGTCATTCGTAGTCGGCATAGTTTTCGAACCTCATGCAGTCGGCTAGCCACGCGGCTTTCACGATGCCGGTGGGTCCATGGCGGTTCTTCTCGATGCTGAGGATGGCTAGCGCTTCTTCGGCGCTTTCGTCGTGCACGGCCGGCCGGTAGAGTGTGATGATCTGGTCGGCCTCTTTCTCGATGGACGAGCTGTCTGACAAGTCGCCCATGCCAGGCTGCTTGTCGTCACGCTTGTCGACATCGCGACTCACCTGGGCAAGCGACACCACCGGGATGCACAGCTCGCGGGCAAGATCTTTAAGACCCTGATCGGGTCGTCTTTGCCTTGGTCGATAATCACGCGGCCTCCGAAAAGCTCGCGATGTAGGAGATACGGTCCATCTCGCGCGGGCGACCCTGGGCAGCACGGAGTGCCGACTGCAGGTCGCGGTACTGACGAACCAGATTCCAGCCGGTTGCCTCGATAAGTCGCTTAGCCATCTGGACCGTCAGCGTCCGCTCGCCCTTCTTCAGCATCGTCAGGTATGCCCCGCTGATGCCCATACGCTTGGCAATTTCGGTCTGATGGCAGCCGGACAGACGCAGGGACACGGCAATCGCCTCTTCCTCTGAGGCACAGAGCCGCAGCGTCTGGTCGTCCGCATTGCGTGCGGAAACCGAGGCCAGGACTCGCAATTCACCCTGATTCACTGCCCTTTATCCAAGCTGATCGGCTAGCTCGTCAGCGGAGGTCGCGTAGTAAATCATGAGACTGCGAAGGTCTCGATGGCCGATCATGCGAGCAAGCTCCATGACATCCAGTTTCTTGGATAGGCGCCAGATGGCCTCTGCACGCGAGTCGTGAAAGTGAAGGTCTGCAATCTGGCAACGGTCGCGGACCTTCCGGAACAACGCATCACGGACCTGCGACTCCACATTGAAGACGGGGCCTATATCGCCCGGCAGGGCATCCAGGATCGCCCTGGCCCGCTTGGAAAGTGGAACCTCCCTCGAATCACCATTCTTGGTCTTCGGCAGAATCACGAACTTAGGACGCACATCGCGCCATTGCAGGCCAAGGATCTCCCCGGCCCTCATGGCCGTCTCCAGGGCGAACAGAAAGGCCAAACCGGTACGCTGAGTGGCCGTATCCGCAGCATCGCCTTCGCTCAGGCCAAAGCCAGCGGTCAGCCGTCGAATCTCGTCCTCGGTGATGCGGCGCTTGCGGCTTGGCGGAGATGCCGGCCGCTTCACATCGACCAGCGGATTGGTGCGCAGCCAACCCCATTCCTTGCGCGCCACCTCGAACAGGGACTTGAGCAGGTTCATCTCCCGGGCCACAGAGGCTCCTGAGACGGCCTTGAGGCGCCGATCACGCCATGCCGCCAGGTCGGATGCCTTGAGCCTATCCATGCGAAGCAGCGCAATAGGATCGCGCTCCATCAGGCCAAGCCGGGCAATCTCCCACTGCTCACCCTTATGGGTTGGTGATACCTCCCGGGCATAGCGCCGGAGAGCTTGCTTGACCGTGCTTTCGGGGAGTTGGCCGCCAATCAGTTCTTGCTCGCGCTGGGTTGCCCAGGCGACGGCCTCTGCTTTCGTGGGGAAGCTCGCAGACTCTCTCTGCCCGTCTCGGTAGAGTTCCGCCCGCCAGATTTTGCCGCGTTTCCGATAGCTCGCCAT